TGTCTCTCACGATTGGCCCTCCTCGTCATCTCCGATAAACCCGCCGCCGAGCTTGCGGACTCTGGTGGTAATCGGATGCAACGCTGGTATGCCATCTTCGGGCGGGCAATCGCAGCCGCTCATGCACTTTGAGTGCGCTCCTGTGGCACAATAGACGCAGAGTTCGGCCTTTGGCTGCTCCGCGACCAAGCGGCGCACCACGTCGGCGGCGTAGGCGTCGATTTCGGCTCGGCACTGCGCGCAGCCACACCCATCGAAACGATTAGCTGCTTCGCGTACCGCTTCGTGCAACTGTTCGGGGGTTAGTGTGATCATGGGTTACTTTCCTATGGCTTTATCAAGGGCTGATATTCAGGCTCGTATTTGAGGACAGCCTTGTGCTGGATACATTTAGCTGCTGGCACACCACTGAAATCAAAGTTTGAAGATACAAACGTCGGAACATGACTCAAGTCTTTGGCTTGGTAGGTTGCCACTTCTTTTTGGCATTCTTCCTTAGTTGCAAAAGGTCTGGACTGGCCCAATGGTCCGCCATAGAACCACAAAGATAATATTATGATCGTTGCGGTCATTTAGCTCACTTCCTCCTTATCTCCTCGCGTGCGGCGCGGGCCGTTTCTTGGACAAACTTCATATAGTTTAGCGCCTGAGTCTCGCGCATTCGTACAAGCGGTTCGCCGAGTTCTAATTCTCTTAGCGCCGCATCCGTTTTCGTGAGCCGTTCGCAGAGCGATTCGATGGTGGTGGCTGCTGGCAGCATATTCGCGTCGTAATACAAGCCTTCCGCGTCGGCCTGTTTACCTCGTTCTCGCAGCTTCGCTGCCAGCGCCAGTGCGTCCGACAGGTCGAGTGTGTCAGTCATGGGATGGCTCCTTCGTAGGGAATAACCAATCGAGCAGTGACCAACCGCACCATGCGCCTAATGCACAGAAAAAGGCTCCCGGTGCTTGGTGCCATCCCGCTCCGTTACAAAAGCCGAAAAACATTCCGCTTGCAAATAGCATAGCTGGTTTCATAGCTTCTCCTTAAACAGTTTGCAGGCGGCATCTATTAGGGCGGCGCGCCAGGCGGGGCCGTAGCCGTCAAATCGCTTTACGTCGAATCCATTTCCCGCTCTGATTGAGATTCGACAAGTAAGATTATGAGCGCCGAAGCTAATCGCAACGGGTGCAACTGTAAGCAGCAGCGCTGTCATCAGCTTGTCCGCGAATGCGGCGTCGAGAACGGGCGGCGGGATGTCTTCTGGACCTTTGTGGTAGTAGCCGTGGATATTGCACCGGCGAAAAGCTGAATTGTCGTCGCACTTCATCCCCGGCTTCCATCCGAGGTCTAGATGCTCGCAGAGGTGGGCGATTTTGTCGGCGTCAGGCAGCATGATTCTCCTTACGGCAGTCGTCATCTCGACCACGTTCTGGTATCGTCGCGGAGATTCGGTGACTTGTTCCGGCCCCCAATGTTCACCTACGAAAAGCTCCTGTTTCCCACTTTCCGATTCCGCCGCTGCATCGAAAAACGATTCCTCAGTTGGAAGATATTGTTCCGGCAGCGATTCTACTTTTACGAGATACGAAGCTTGCTCTCGATCATCCCGATCGAGGTCAACCAGAAACATGTATCTCTCTGGAGACTTTGTTATCACTTCGCGCAGGGACGCAAGTCGCAACAAATATCTTGCCAAATCTTGCGGAAGCGTTCGGAGCACCATCCATCGATCAATGTCGTCCGCTCGATCGCACCAGTAATACAGATACGGATCGCCACGCTCGCTACGAAACTCAGCCAGCAACGGCCCGTCGAATGATTGCAGCGTCCGAACATGCGTGAGCGTCACCGGTAACCCGGTCATTTTTGATGCCGCGCATTGTGTAATCAGATCGATCATAGAGGGCCTATAACAACTACTAAGGGCACCAGATCTACACCAGCGTACTCGTGCAGGTCGAAATGTCCCTCATCGTCTGTGTCGGTCTGCGCACCATGGTCGTTCTGAAGATCGATTCTCGCAAGGTGATCGCCACTCCGTATGTTGAACTGTCGGAAGCTTTTCATGAATTTGGCGAACGCTACGCGCGCTTGTTCTTCGGTTTCGAAGAATGAAACTCCGCAGTCGGAACAACACCCTTTCTGCCCGAATCTATTTCCCAACTTCAACGCATGTACCTGAAAACTCCGCGCATCCACGGGCGGAGAGAACACAAAATGGAACCCGGGACGTTCACGTCCCTTCGCCTGCGACGGCGGGCAAGGCTTCTCCGCATCCGGCACCTGCTGGTACAGACTCGCGTATTTGAATGTCGGCACGACCTCGCAGTTTATTCATTGTACACTCACGGTTTCAACCGAAGATATAACGACGATTTTCCGCCGACGGGGATTCCAACACGTTTCCTGATAATATGCCATCGGGTGAAATCTGGGGCGGTGTCAGTTTCTGTGCAGGATCATCGTGCTGCACAAATAGTCGAGCCATTTGAGGGCTTTTTGTGCAAAGCCCATCGACGCGATGACCTATGTGAAATTCAGCATCTGCCCACAAACCGCCCGCCCCATCCGTGAAAAACAAGAACCAAAAGCCTTCCGGTTCCTCAAAACACTCCTCAATGGCAAAACCAAAATCAAACATCACGTCATCCTCCTAGCGCCTGCCACCAATGATACAGCGGCGCGGTCTTGTCGATGTTGGGGATCACGTCGCGCGTCACGCCGGCGACCAGGAGCGCGATGGCGCAGGTCAGGATGCAGAGCGCGGCGACCAGCACGGCCCAATCGTAGCGGTTCATGATTGCGGTTCCGTGATCCAATGGACCTTAGGACAGTCCGGGAAGGCTTCACGCGGCGTTCCTATCGGCATATCAAGGGTATGCTCCAGCGGCGGCACATAATCGGGCGGTAATTGAAGAATCCAGCCGCAACCTTCGCAACGCCAGCGCACGATGCCAACCGTTTCTATTGGCTTATCGCAATTCGTAATCCAGCGCATCGTCGTCTCCTTGGGCGCTCAGGCCCGCCGGGTTCGCACTTCTAGATTGTCAAGCGCGTTGTTGCCCGGATCGCCGTCTTTGTGGTGGATTTCCTCTACGTCGTGGACAGGACACGGCTTGAAATTTCGGACGCCGCTGGTGCCCCGCGCGAAGGCCTTCCCGTAGCTCGCATTGATGTAGCAGCGACAACGAGGCTTGCGCTCTTGTACCACCCGCGTGTTCGGTGTCATCGTCCTGCCTCCCTAGAACCAATACGGACAATAGGGAACGTTCCAGAAGTCTTGAATCTGGTCATCGGTGAACGTGACCAACACCAAACGGCGCTCCTTGCCGATGAAGCTAAGCGATCGGATGTTTAAGTTCAGCATAGTCCCTCACTCCCTTGCGGCTACCGCCGGCGTTATCGCAAACTTGCGAGCGCCGCACGTGCCTGATTAAGCGCCTGTTGTGCTTGCTCTTTCGCGCTCTCGGATTCCACTGTTTGCAGCTTTTGTTCGCGGCGGATAATCAGCGCCTCGAGTTGGTGTCGCAATCTTTCGGGGTCCATCGTTCCTTCCCTCCTAAGCGTTGCTGGGGCTCCGGCGCGAGCGCCCAGCGGGTTACGGTGGCGGCAGTTCGGGGCGTGCGACGTGGGTTGCATGGCTAGCCACGCTCCGCGAATGCGTGATGCACTTCTTGAAAATGAGGCTGGCGAACACCGAGGCCGGTCACGATCAAAAAGTCAAACACGTTGTCGCCGGTATCGCCATGTTCAACTAAATCGCTATCGATATTGAGGCACACATGGCTGCGATGCTCGTCACACGCAGCTTGGCTATGTGGATAGAGCTTGCCGCATTCGCAGACGTGGGCGACGTGATAACGATGGATCAGGCACTCACAGCCCGCTTGTTTCCAATTTTCTAAGGTTGCCATAGTCCCTCATTTCCTTGCGGCCGCTGGCGTTAGCGGCCAAGTCCAGTGTGCCTTCCATTGTCATCCCCTCCGAAGATTCGCTCGATTGCGAGTTATGCGTCCCAATGAATCGACGTGGCCCAGAGATTAGGGACCACAAATCCCCATACGTTCCATGCGACTAGCAAAGCTATTGGCATCATGCAGTCAAACATTTACGTTCCTCCATATCATTACTATACACAAACCCCTATTGATTGTCAATAGCCCCGAACGAATTTATTTCAGCGCACGCCCGCAGCGGGTTTACGCTATGCCCGTTTGATTGACAATCCGAGCGATTGCGCGTATGCTCTGGATTCATGGACCTGGGCATCGAGTTTTTCAAGCAGTGCGGACAACGCCGCTGGGCCGGAAAATCCCAAGAGGCCAAGAACGCCCAGATGGTGAAAGCTCGCGCAGCCCGCTGGCCTACCGTGAAGTGTCAGCAATGCGGCAACCAGACGCCACGCAAGCGAGCGGTCGAGTTTAGCAAGCATCGGTTCAGGTGCCGAGACTGCGACAGGAAGACCCTGAAGCCTCGGCGCAAGGCGGATAACGCGGGCGGTACGCCTGGTGGTGCGATGGCAAATGTTCGGGTTGGTGGTGTCGTCCGCCAGCCAAGCAGGAATCCCAATGAATGACAATGAGCGATGCGAGCTGATTGCTGAGTGGGCCGATGCGGACTGTCAACGGTGCGGAATCTCGCGGAGTAATCACAATGAGCGCTCCTGTTTGGCATATTGGGCACCGGACTTCGTATCTGACTTAACTGCCACCATGCGCGCCGCTCGCAAGCTGCCGCTCGGTGAGCGCCTTATCGTAACGAGTGAGGGCCGCGCCTACATCTTCATCGGGAGAGAACGAACCACCAAGCCCGTAGAAATCGACGCTGGCCCCGCCCGTGCCGCCTTCCTCGCCCTGAGCGACTATCTGAGCAAGTAATGAATGGTATGAAAATTTTTGCTCGAATTCTTATTGCTACGACGGTCGTGATCGGTATTTACGATCTCGGTTATCAGAATGCGCGCAGAAAATATCGCGTCGCCCCAGATTGGTCAGCCGTTACATTAGGGCCTCTGCTTGAACACATCCCAGTTGGCTCCCAGCCTGATTGGGATGCCCTTCAACGGCAATGTGCTGTTCGGTGCGGCGGTTCTCAATTCATCGAGCGGTGGGTCGAAGTTGATGGTAAACTACTCCAATGCCAATGCGGAGCCGAGTTATAGATATGCGTGTTTAACCCCTGACTCTCTGGTTGGCTGGCTGGCTGGCGCAGAATGCGAACGATAATCTGATATTTTCGCAAAAGACGCAGACCACTTTTCGCATATTACCGTCGCATAAGTAAGATTATGTTAACTACATGCGAATGACTGGCCCTCGCGCTGTTCTGCTCGAGACGTGGCGGAGGCATCGAGGGCGTTGTCAGGTCTGCCAGACAGCCGAGCATCCCTGGTCGATGTGCCGCTACGCCTGGAGTCTGTTCGCCCTCCAAGCTCCGGCCCCCTCAAAATCCGCTAGAGGTTCTCTTAGGCCGGCATCTTCTTTGCGCCCCCGGCCTTCGCGGAGTCCCTAGTGTAAAACCCCGACTCAAATCTGAACGGAATTAGCCTCTGAATTACGAGTTTGATATTGCGCTGAATTAAGAAAGGGACTAGAAGGGAGGAATGCCACGACCGGAAGCGCTCGAACGCTATTGGAATGAGCATCCCGACATGGCTCAGCGCGTAGGGCGTAAGCCGGAGCCGCCACGTCCTGAATTCCCTGAGAATGGCACTTTAGTCGAGCAAGAGCAGTGGTTCCGGCGGGAGTTTTTACGGCTTGCCAAAGGAGAGAAGGACGCCAAGGAAAAGGCCGCGCTGCTGCGGCTCGCGTATCAGACATTGCCGAAGAGGAACGGGAAGGCCGCTGGAGACGCGGGGGATATGTACGCGGAGCATCTGAGGAAGCTGGCGGAGGCGAGCGAGAAGAAGCTGGAGGCGGAGCGGAAGAAGAAGCCATAGCAGCTATTGACTTGTAGTTAGAAGCAGCTTAAAATGCGGAGCATGAAAATATTTGTGTTTTGGCTCGGCATCGTCTTGCTCACCTATTCTCAAGCGGTTGGTGACGTGCAAATGGCTTACGAGCTTGAGGAGCCGTGCTATATGTCGAACCAGGTAGATTCCTTTGACGTTCTCTGGCCGGGGCTTCTCGCATTAACTCCAATCGGTGGTCAGGTAGTCGCATTTGGGTGGGCGGTCGCTCTCGCGGTATCTTATGGGCGGTGGCCAAGGCCACGACTCAGAATCGATTACGCAAAAGCGCAACGGGTGTGTGGCGGCGCGCAGATCGATGAAAACCGTAAAGTGTGATCGTTGTCCGCATGAGCATCCGTGTCCTGGGCGGCTGAGCAACGTAGAGCGGGCGCGCAAGGGGATCGAGGCGAGGATGGCGAATGCGATTAAGAGAGCTGGCGTGGCGCAACAGGAAGACGCACCGGACTTAAAATCCGGCAACACTGCTGGTTCGACTCCAGCCGCCAGCACCAGCGGAGAGGTAAAGCGTAATTGCGTACCGCCCCTGTCCCGAAAACAGGTGCCTCAAAAGGGCGTGGGGGTTCGAGTCCCTCCCTCTCCGCCAGAAAATCCGGGGTCGGGAGCCATCCCGCATGCAGGAGCCACGCTGTGCGAGCACCGCAACGATCCGAAGACCTGCCGGGTGGGGACGTGCGTAGCGGCGCGCGAAAAATGAGCACGATTCTTAGTTCAGATGGTAAGTACCGCTACCGTCTTGAGCGAGAGTGGGATATGTTCAATAAACTCCGCGTCTGCTTTATCATGCTCAATCCCTCGACTGCCGATGCCGAGCGCGACGACCCAACGATTCGGCGCTGTATCAGCTTCGCGAAGCGATGGGGTTATGGCGGCCTGATCGTGGTAAATCTCTACGCCTTTCGCGCGACTGACCCCTCAAAGCTGTGGAAACTTAGTGCTGCCGACGCACTCGGTCCTCTAAATGTGACTCACGTTGCGCTTGCCCTTGAGGATTGCGATCGCGCGATTGCGGCATGGGGAGCCTACGCGCCACCGCCAGCTATCGCCGATCTACTGCGTTCAACTAAACGACTTGTTGAGGCTTTCGTTCCGCGCACCAAGCATGGGCATCCACGTCATCCGCTCTACGTTCGGGGCGATGCTGAAACGGAGGAATATGAATTGTCTGCCTTACCGTCGGCGGTAGCGCCATGACGCCCGAAAACAGCGAGGTATAGAACAATGGCTCTAAAAATCGGTGACATCTGCCCGAAGTGTGAAGGCGGAAGGATTGGCAGACAGCCTCACTATATGAGTGGCTTCGGTGGAGCAGCAGGTACGGTCAGCGGCGAGCATCTGAGATTCTACTGTAACTGCGGCTTTTCAATCATGGCTCCTTGCGCAGATACGCCCAAGCCCAAGACCCGCGGCAAGCCAAAACGGAAATGACGCCCTGCGAGAAGCATAAGCAACGATTCTGCTGGGCCTGCACCTGAAGGCAGCGAGCCGAAAAAGGAAGGTGATTCACATAGACCCGAACGGTCCTTTCAGGATTCCAACGACGGGAGACCCGATAATGCGACGCCCGCTGCTCGTGGCAAGGGTGGCGGGCGCGCGTGAGGTGAGAGGATGGGATTTACGACAATCATTGAACTGAACCATGACTACGCTGGTGAGATCGAGCGCGAGCCGGAAAAGTTTGCGCGCGAAATTCTTGACCATCTCAACAGCGGTAACGAAGTGTACGAGAGCGATGGCTGTCGCATCGGGGGCGGCGCGATCATCTCGACGTTTCATCGCAGCAACAATGACTTTGACAATCTCTGGACAGACTATAAGCGTAAGCTGCGCGACTTTCTTAAATACCTGAGCGACAAGTCCACAGAGATGAAAGCCAAGGGATTCAAATAGTGAGCCGCAGCGCCCTGACCAATCCGCATGCGGGAGGCGACGATGACTGAGAATGAAAAGGCGGCTAGCTTCATCGGGTGGCAACCGGACCAGCGGTGTAAACTTCTTGCCATCGTGGACCTGCTGAACGGCGAATCCGAAGAAACCGTGATACAGCGATACGCATTCAGCAAACGCGCGCTCGCGGCTTTCCGGCGAGTCCATACGATTGAACGAATCAAACTTACGGATGCGATCCAGAACGAGGATGATACGCCGATCGCTTTTGAAGTGGCTGACACACTGGCTTGGTTGACGGTATCGGGTAAGGTCTCGATGACCAAAGACAGCGACGGGAAAATGCTTTTTGCGGCGGCGCGGGAGTAGCATTGAGCGGATGGAGAAGTTATGAAACGAGAGATGACGGCAGAGCAGCGCGCCGAGAAGGGGCGGCAACTCAGGGAAGGGCGGGAACGCAAAGCCGGCCTGAAGGCTCTTGGCGAATCGGCTCATGCGCTTCACGAAACAATCATCGACGATGCGGCGTTGGAACGGCAAAATAAAGAACTGCGCGATCTCATCAAGTGGCTAGCCCCGCGTATCGAGCGCATACCTGGTAGCGGCATCGGGGTGAGCCAGACGATGTGCCTACTTTGCGTGTTGGGCAAGCCGGAATTCAAACGGCTCCCGTGTCGGCATGGCGAAATTTGGAAGATAGCACGAGAGACCTGATGCAACTCTCCGCCGCCGACCGCGAGAGGATCGAAAAAGCCCGCAACGACTACGGCCTCTATTATCTTTCAATAAACCCCGGCTATTCTTACGTTCCCTACCAGCAAGAGTGCATCGTTCCCGCGCTCCAAGAAATCGAATCTGGTGATAATGACCGGCTGATCATCTTGATTCATGCAGGTGCGTCGAAGACCCGGCTCTGCACCGCGGGCTTCGCGCCATGGGTCTTGGGCCGTCGCCCTGACCGTCAGATTCTCGTCATCAGCTATGGCGACAAATCCGCTTCGGAATTTGGACAGACGATCCGCGATCAACTCAATTCCGAGATTCACCATCTTGTTTTCCCGTGGTGCGAACTGAAAGGCGCAACGCAGGCGACCAGTTATTTTCAGACGACTCAGGGCGGCAAAATTTACACTGCGGGCTGGGGCGGCGCTATTGCGCGAATCCGAGCCGATTACGTCTTAATCGACGATCCGCTCAAAAACTCCGAAGAAGCCACTTCGGAATCGATCATGGAAGGCCGGATGCGGCTGCTCAATTCGGTCGTCAAGGATCGGTTGAAGCCCGGCGGCAAAATTCTCATCTGTACGCATCGGCTGGCCCCGCGCGATTTCGTTGGCCGCATTCTCGAAAAGGAAGCGCAGCGGTGGAAGATTGTTTGCCTTCAGGCCGAGCCTGCACCCGATAGCATCCAAGCGAAATATCTCGAACCTGGCACCAAATATCTGTGGGAAAAATACTTCGGCGTTCGCAAATACGAAGACGCCAAAAGTGATCAGTGGGCTTGGGAGACGACCTATCAGCAAAGACCGGAACGGGCGCTGCCGCAACGCTTCGAGGTCGAATGGCTGCGCTATTATACCGACAGAATCAATCCGGGGCGCTTCCATACCGGTATGATCGTCGATCCGGCGCTTGCTAAGGGCAAACTTGCCGACCGCAGTTCGATCATGGTGCTGGCTGGTGGCGGCCAAATCAATGTCGCAAAAGAGCATGAAGCGCCACGATACATCAACCAGATTTTGCTCGCCGATTGGGTACTCGATCGGCTCGATCCTGCCGAGCGCACCCGCGCCGTAATCAAGCTCGCCGACAAGTGGGAAGTGGACTGGATTCTCTGGGAAGAAGTCGGCATGAGTTCTGATTCCTTCTATCTTGATCAGGAAATCGAGGCGTTCGGACTCAACTGCCCTGTGATCCCGATCGGACGGCGCGGCCCTCGGCACAACTGGAGCAAGCACCAGCGTATTATGCAGTTGATCCCAGATTTCAAAGAGGGACGCATTGTATTGCCGAACGAATTGATTTACAAACAGCGTGACGGGCAGAAAGTGGACCTGATCCGGTATTTCGTGGAGTCGGAGTATCGTCCTTACGCTGGACCGGGGAGCTTGGCGCATGATGAAGGTCTCGACACTCTCTCACGAATCCATGAAGAGGCATTCCAACTTCAATATGAAGAGGGCGTTCCGCAATCCGAAGATGAGGAAGGGGAGCGCGAAGGCGGACAGTTCGAGGGAATGGCGGGTGGTCGCGGCAGTTGGTTTGCTCGGTTCTAAGGTGAAGTATGGCGGCTAGAACAGGGGTTAGCTCAGATGCCGTTTGGATCGTCTACCGAACTCGCGCGTTGACACAAATCGTCCGCACTTTGTACAACGAGCATATTCTTACGGAAGCGCAGATTCAGAACGAGCGCGAGCTAATTGAATCCGAGATTGCCGTGTTGTTGGACAAGGCGCTATCAGGTGCGCATTCGTATAGCGACATGGATCGCGCAGTGAGGGCGGTTGTCGATACCATTATAGCGAAATATAAGTACGTTGGATTCGACATCAGTGATCGATGGCTCTACGAGGGATCGCTTGGCCCCGACTGACACCGCCGCCGACAATCTGACACGCGACCAACTCGCGCAGTTGAATCGAGTCATCGAAATTTTTGGCGACCCGCCGAGCGAAGAAGACGTGCCGCCGACCATTCAAGTCTTGGAAATCGCGCGGTTGTGGTTTTTGAAACGAAAAGAGATTGTGCGTAAGGAAGGAGGCCATTTGTGAGCGACACTTTAAGCAGGAAAATTATGAACCTCGGATACAATCCCTCGTACAACATCAAGAGTTTCAGCGAACGCGTGGACGAGGTGATGGCGCTTATTACCAAGGATGGCACTCCGACTACGGCGACGCTGATTCTGTTTGGGCAAGCGTGCGAACGGCTGAAATGGGAAGCTAAGGAAGTAGATGACGCCGTTCGCAAAGATTTCAGCGCGCGATTCGAGATTTCGCGCGAAGTGGATGAACTCGTTAAGGCCAGCATTCCAGCGGAGGCGAACCCGTGAAACTCCAGATCACCGCCGTAGGCGAACGCGGCCTGCCGATCACCGATACCATCATCGAGCGCGAGACGCGCGAGCAATGCCTCCGTGAAGGCATCGATCAGATTCTCCAGCAAGGCAACTTCCCGCCCGAAGCGATCCAGATTTACCGCGCCGGTCTCGCCAGAGATTTGAGCCGCGATGAAGTTTGCGACTACTTGTTGGAGAAATTCAGCCTCCAGTTTTTTTCCAAGGAAGCCGGGGAAGTCGAGAGTCGCATTCCACCAGCGGAAGAACGAATTAAAGCTGCCGCTCAGAACGGCGCTACAGCGTCGCCCGCAGCCGTGGCCGCGTCAATCTTCAACCTCAAGCGCAGCCCGCGCCAACTGCTCCAATCCGAACTCAAAGAAATCAAATTGTTGCTCTCCAAATCCGGTCTCAAGCTCAAAGAAGTGCAGAAAGAGCACGACTTTCTGGTGCAGCGCGCCGCTCAGTGCCGCGAGTTGCTAAAACGACCAGCAAAGCCGAGAATCGTTCACAACAGGACCGAGACGCATCCATGAATGCGAAGTCTTTGAAAAGGGCGCGAGACTATTTCGCCACTGAAAAACTACGTCACCAATCATGCGCTTGCGGGCATCGGGGAGCCTGGCACACGCCAATCTGCGGACAATTTCGATGGTGTCGGTTTGCTGGATGTGAATGTCAATCTTTTACCCGCCAAACAATTAACCAGACGGGAGGCGAGACGCATGGGTGAGGCGAAGCGCAGGAAGCTCAGTCAGATCGGTTCAGGGCTGACCGATTTCCCGCACGATCTTTCCCCGTATATCGATCCCGATTGGGCGAAGTGGCTTTTTCTCGCCGCCTTCTATGATCAAGTTGCTGGCGACCATCTCAAGGCAGGGCATATTTTGGGCCGCGAAGAATTTTTAGGGTCCGGTGCAATCGTGATGTTGCCGGTCGAGTGCCTTGCGATCATCGCACAAATGGGGATGCCGTTTCGATTCGTACAGGAGCACTTGCCGAGCGTGTTGGATGACAAACGCGCGCAGCGCCGCAACGGGCTTAGCGGAATTGAAATAGCGAGACGCTGATGGCGGCAAAACTCAAAACAGTAACCAATGCTCTGAGGCGAGAACGAATTCAGTTTCTTCGAGAAATCGCGCAGACTCTAAAAGACCCAGACCTATACCAAGCGGTGGCAATCTTTCTGCGTAAAGACCGCAGTCTGATGACAATGAATCTACAGAACCGGAGTTATGCGCACGAACTCATCGGCATGTTTGAACGGGCCAAATTAGAATCATGGACTGATGTAATTGAAGCTCGCCGGAGACGAGGCGCGATTTAGATGCCGTGGCAATCTAACAGCGGCGAACTCCTCGGCACCCCGCCCGGACTTCCGCACAACCGTCTCCAAGACCTGACGCCGGACCTAGACGTAGGCGAATATTCCGAATATGGGCGTGGACGCCCCGCGCTCTCTTCCGATGCACAACCCGCCGCGAAATGGGCAGTCCGGCAGCTTCAGCGCGAGATGCCGCGTGTCGAGC